GATGATTCGTTCTTGGAAAAGATCGTAAACTTCCTCAAGACAGTCGGACTGAATATTAAATAATCTTTTGTGCTGCGTGCAATCCTTGAGATCATCGCAGCCGTGTTCCGCATCATTCCAGGTTGGAAAGAAAAGCGAACACAAAACCTCGAAAGCGATTGGCGCAAGAATCGCGAAGCTATTGAGCGTGATCTGCGTAGTGAGTCTTGGTGGTTGCGCAACAACGACACCAGTAACTCAGACAACGGGAGCAGTTGAGTCTTTAGTACGAGATGAAAACTATTCTGCTGTCCGTACTGCTGATCCAAAAGTACGCGCTTGGGCAAAGCGCGCTTTACATTACGTCAACGATCTGTCATTTGAATTAAGCAGAGAAAGACAAAAATGAACGCTAAAGATACACGCCGTACAGATTATTACACCAGAATCATCGAAGCTCTTAACCAGCGCGAGACCTGGGAGAATCGCCAGCGGTTGTTCTATCAAGCCCGCTACTTTGGTGTACGCCGTAAGATCAAGCCTTGGCCTACAGCCGCCGACCTTCACGTTCAGCTAATTGACACAGCGATTGAGAAGTTGAAACCCAGCTTCGTCAATAGCGCGATTGGCAACGACATCCTTTCCAGCTTCGTGCCAATGCGCCAGCAGTTAGCCCCGCTGACAGTCTCAGCCGAGCGTTGGTTTGATTACAATATGCGCGAGCGTACCAACTTCCAGAAAGAGATTGTTTCCGTAATTGACAACTTGCTTCTCTATGGGCGTGGCGTGTCAAAGGTAATCTGGAACGAGGACAAGAAGCGCATTGAGTTTGAGGCTATTGATCCATTCCACATCATCGTTCCTTCCTATACCAAGGAGTTCAAAGATGCAGACTTCATCGTTCACATCATCTCAACGAGTGTCGATTCCTATAAGGCAAATCCCTTGTACAAGCAGGATGAGGACTTTATCAAAACAATTTCGGGTAAACCCTCGAAATCAGTGGGCTTACGAAGTGAGATTCAAGACGAGATTTACAGGCGTGAAGGAATTACTCAAGAAGCTGAGAATGACCGTATTGTCCTTTGGGAAATGTACACTCCGTCCGAGGATGGATGGAAGGTCGAAACTTATAGTCCGCTTGTTTTAACCGAAGATGTACGCAAACCATTTATTTTGCCGTATCGTCACGGCGAACCACCTTTCGTAGATTTCCCCTATGAGGTCACAGGGGGCGGTTGGTACAGTCCGAGAGGCGTAGCAGAGATCCTGCTCCCTAATGAGAATCTGCTAAATAAGCTCAAGAACTCCCTCTCCGATTACGTTGAACTGGCCAACCGACCCGTTTTTGAAGCACAGAATCCGATCTCGCTAAATACATCGAACTTGAAGATGCAGCCTGGGCAGATTCTGCCACAAGGCTTGAAACCTGTTCAGTTTAGCCAGCCTCCATTTGACTTCCAGAAACTGATGCTTGAAGAGCGTCTGCTTTCCGAACAGCGGATGGGCAATCCAGACTTTGGTGCTGGCTCGCAGTTCCAGGTGTCGGATCGCAAGACTGCCACCGAGATTCAAGCATTGCAGTCGCAGGCAGCAGCGTCTGGTGATTTGCGCAATCGCATGTTCCGAATGGGTCTAGCCCATCTCTTCAAGCAGTGCTGGTCGCTTTACACGCAGTACAACAAGAAAGACTTGATGTACCGCTATGCGGAAGAAACTGGTTCGATGCCTCCAGACGGTATCCACGATGAGTATTCGATTGAGCCAAAGGGTGGGTTGGATTTCATCAATCGCCAATTCGCGTTACAGAAGTCAGTAGCGAGGATGCAGATGTTCCAAAATAATCCTTTCGTCAACCAAGGCGAACTGGTAAAGTCAGTGCTTGAACAAGATGATCCCTCGCTGGTCCGCAGACTCTTCCAAGATCCAAACGCAGCCTCTGGCGATCAAGCTGAAGATCAAGCGACTGAAATCGCGACTATGCTTGCAACTGGATTCCCCGTCGCAATCAAGCCTAGCGATGATCACAAAGCGCATATATCCGTTCTCTTCGCGTTTAACCAAGCGGCTCAACAGCGACAACAGCAGGTCGATCAGAGCGCAATGCAAGTTCTAATGGCCCACTTACAACAGCACTTGCAGGCGTTGGAACAGATCGACCCCAACACATCCCGCGCTATTCAGAAACAGCTTCGTGATGCAGGTAAGGCTCAGATGCAACAGCAGGGGCAACAATTGCCTCCAGAAGCAATGCAAGGCCAAGCACAACCACAAGTAATTTAATATGGCAAAAAGAAAACCAGCACCTAGGCCAGCACCGAAACCACCAGTCCTAAGAAGGCCAGCTATCAATCCGATTGATACGGTGCGTAATCCTAATTTCGGAGCAGCAATGGCACAGCGAGACTATTTCAACAATCTTTCCAGATTAGTTGCAGAGCGTAATGCTAGAGGGCCAGAGTATAATTTAATGCCGATTGGTGGAACTGGAATTACCGAAGAACAAAAACAAAGGCTTTCTCCAGATGAAAGAAGGAATCTTGAGGCAGCAATAGCAATGCGAGAACGCGGACTTGGTGGGCCAATTGGTCAAAATCCAACCCCTCCGAATCTAATGCCAATTGGCAATACTGGGGTTACTGGTGGATCAGCATACAATCAAATTCCACCGATGAGTACAGGCGGAACAGCGCTTCCACCAGAATTTTTTAACCTTGCTCCAGCATACGATGTTTCTAAATTGCTATCTGATTATCAAGCTCAAAAAGACAACGCGAATCTAATGCCAATCGGCGTATTATCGCCAGAGCAAATTCAGAGTCTTTCACCAGACAGAAGGCAGGCTCTTGAACAAAGAATGGGCATGCAGCAAAAGCCATCGTTAAGTCAAATGCAAGATTACAATAGAATGCTCCAGCAGGGCATCCAGAACAGCAATACAATGAATCAAGGAGCAATGGCAAACTTCGCCAATATGCAACCTGGCATGCAAGCCCCGCAACAACCAAGACCAACAATCCCTAACCCAGCAATGCCTGCGGCTGGCATGGGAATGCAGCAACCAAGACAAGTTCCAGCACAAAGAAATCTGTCGACATTTAATAATACACCAGCCAGATTTGGTTGATGACGCAAGTAGAGTTTAGCCTGCTAAAAGCAGATACAAAAAAACCACTCAAAATGGTTTTGGATGAATCTCAGTTTAGCCAAAAGCACATCCTTCATCACTTTCAGAATAATTCAATTTATGAGCCAGAAACATTCTTGGCATTTGAGCATATACTAAAAGTAGGCGATACATTTATAGACGTAGGAACACATATTGGATTCTTCAGTCTGGTAGCTTCAAGGATGGTTGGAGATAGTGGCAAGGTTCTTTCATTCGAGTTAAACCCAACAAATTACGCACACTTGTTAACTCACATGAATATAAATGAAATCAGGAATATACTGCCACACAATTGGGCTGTTGCCGACAAGTCTGGTCCTACAGAATTTTACAACAATACAGACAATGACGGAGGACATTCATTGTGGGATTGCGGGAAGCACGCATTCAATGTGAAAAGCAAGCAATCTCCAGAAGTAAGGCCAGCGTATTGCGTTGCCTTGGATGACTACATAAAGGACGCAAACGTAAGATTGGTTAAGATAGACACAGAAGGCGCGGAAGTTTCTGTTATATTTGGAATGAAGCAACTTCTACAAAGATGCAAGCCCGTTGTTATTGCTGAAATAAATGATTTTGGATTGAGCCAAATGGGTACAAACCAAGAAGAGATGCGGAATATTATGAGCGACCTTGGCTACGAGTGCTGGGTGCTTGGATTGCCAAAACCAACAAAGCTTAACAACGGAGAGCGATTCAATTCTCAAGACGTTTACAATGTTCTATTTACAACCAACCCAGAGGACGTTATTAAATGAGAAAACTAAAAGCAGCATTGGCGTTCATTCGCAACCAAGAATGGGTCAACGAACCGCAATGGGAGGATGAGGACGAGAAGGCGTGGACTGGATTCTTGTCAACCCCAACTGGCAAACGCCTCAGCCTTATTCTGCTTAACCTAACCTTGCGTCAAAATGGCTCTGCTGTGATGAAGAAATCAGAGGCACTTGCAGACGCTTGTGGTTATGCTAAAGGTTTCCGTGGTTGTGTAGCGACCTTAGAATCGCTCGCATCCCAAAAACTTAACTCCGCCATTCCAGGCTATGGGGATGGATCGGATGAACCAGTAGCCGACTAACCTTTAGGTAGAATGACTCCCTACCGAAAAGTGTAAGAAAGGGTCAAAATGGCAGATTCAATGGAAGTTACTGAACTGGATATGTTGAAACTTGCGGCAGCAGCCGATGCGGGATTGGAAACAGTCCCGAAGGATGAGCCAGAAGTTAAAGCAGAAACAGAGGTAAATTCAAGCGGAGATAACGAGCAGACACCCGCGCCTGCTGAAAAAGCCGAAAAAACAAAACTAGAAGCCTCGGATGAGGTTTCAGCGACCAAGGAGAAATCCGAGGAAGCCAAAAGTTCTTTAACAACGCAATCTTCAGAAGACAAGTCGGAGTCGGCTTCCGAAAAGAAGCCTACCCGTTACGAGAAGGCTAAGTCACGACTTGAGAAGGAGTGGGAAGATGTCCGAGCAGAGAAAGCCAGAATCAAAGCAGAGCGTGAACAGATCGAGGCTGAAAGGGCAAGGAAGACTTCAGACTCTAATCAAGGCGAGACGAAATCGGGAAGTCGCAAGTTTAGCGCGGAAGATTATCGGGAAGCAGCAAAGAGCTACCGTGATGAAGGCCGTGACGATCTTGCAAAACTTGCCGAACAAAAAGCTGGTGACATCGAAGTTGAGGACAGGAAAGAGATTGAGCAGAAAACCCAAACAGAACTAAAGTCTGCGTGGGATAAAAATTTGCTTGATGAAGTGGAAGCAAATCCTGAACTTAAAGATTCAACCAGCACATTGTATAAAGCCGTATCGGAAATGTTGCAAAACCACGCAATCCTGCGTAACTACCCAGCGGGGATCAAGGATGCGGTTGGAATTGCCAAGGTGAAGCTCCAAGCGGAGTCCGCCTCCGATTTGTCTAAAAAGGTTGCAGAGTATGAGAAAGAACTTTCTCAACTCAGAAAAGCGACTACTCCAGCGTCTGGACAACCCAAAGGTCCTGCCAAGATTAAAGCTTTTCACGAACTAACTCTCGATGAGCAGGAACGTGAATTGATGAAAATGGCAAGCGAAGTTGACAGAGGTTGAGTAGTCATAACAAACAAGGATACTTAATTATATGGTAACTACTGGTTCAGTCAGCGCGCAGTTCCAAGCATACTTCTCGAAAGCATTGCTCGAACGCGCAATCCCATTGCTTCAGATGGAGCAATTCGCAATGAAAACCCCCTACCCGACCAAAACGGGTGGAAACAAAACGATTCGGTTTTTCCGCTTCGGTGATCCCAGCATCTCTGCGATCTCCGCTTTGTCGGAAGGAACGACCCCTGCCTCTGGTGACGAGCGTGATCTCACGTTGTCCTCAGTGGAAGCCACGCTTGTACAGTA